GTGATTGGAACAAGAAAAGAGTATCAATAGCATTTAACTATAAGGTAGCATGGTAAAAAATTTATTATCAATAGACATAGACTGGGTTGGTCCTCCACGAGATGCAAAAGAATTATTAGAAGTCTTAGTTCCTATTTTTAAAAAAAACAAATTTAAAAAAATAGTTATAGCGCAATCACATAGAGAGATAAGTAAGATAGTAGATACTTTAGCTGAACCTGTTTATTGTGTAAACGTAGACCATCACCATGACATACAATACATACCATCTGAACCTTTAGAAGCTGGGTTTCTGTCAGGTAATTGGTTAGGTCATTATATGAAAAGTGGTAGAATTACAGGATGCACTTGGATAGCCAACTATAATTCTGCTTTTAATAGATACCAAGACTGGAGAAAAGATTTTGTCCTATTGAACAACGACGTAATAGATACTAAATTAGATATAAAAGAAATAGCAAAGTTTGATTACGACTATTTTTTTATGTGTAGATCTTTTCATAATCACGAAGAACGTAATTGGACAGCGCTGCAAACGTTTGATGCAATAGAAGTAATATTAAAAAATTTACAAAATGATAAAAATAAAAAATAATTTTTTAAATAAAAAAGATTTTAATCATATTAAAAACGTGATGTTAGGTCCAAATTTTCCTTGGTACTACAACAAATCTAAAGTAGATATAGATGGTAAAGACAATTTATACAACTATCAATTAACCCATACTTTTTTTATAGATGGTTCTATTAATTCTGGTGGATATAATTTATTAGAACCTGTTTTAAAAAAATTAAAAGTAAAAGAGCTTATTAGAATAAAAGCTAACTTAGTGCCACGAACATCTAAAATCCACAGGTTTGAAAAACATACAGACCAAGACTATGATTGCAAAGGTGCTATACTATATATCAATAGTAATAATGGTTGTACTATATTTGAAGAAGGAAGAAGAGATGGCGAAAACAAACATGTAACGTCAAAAGAAAATAGAATTGTGTTGTTTGATGCGAACAAAAATCATCAAGGCACAACTTGCACAGATGAAAAAATTAGAGTATTAATAAATTTTAATTATCAATAAAGTATGAATTGGAAAAAAAATAAATACACCGTAATTAAAAAAGCTATAGATCCAAGTATGGCAGAGTTTTTAAAAAACTATATTCTTTTAAAAAGAAAAGTCTTGCAAACATTCATGACTACTAAATACATATCTGAGTTTAATACTGATTGGGGCACGTGGAGAGATGCACAAGTACCAGGAACTTATTCTCACTATGCAGATATTGCTATGGAAACATTGTTATCAACATTAAAACCTAAAATGGAAAAAGTTACAGGTACTAAATTGTATGAAAATTATTCTTATACAAGAGTATATAAAGTAAAAGATATTTTACGAAGACACAAAGATAGATTTAGTTGTGAAATATCTACTACACTTAATTTGGGTAGCGACCATCAGTGGCCAATATATATAAACCCAAAGCAAGAAGAAGGAGGCTACAATGAAACAACTGAAGAATATATGCCCTCTACATCTAAAGGTGTTAAAGTAAATTTAAAACCTGGTGATATGTTAGTATATCGTGGTGATTTGTTAGAGCATTGGAGAGAACCTTACACAGGTAATTATTGTGCACAAGTATTTTTACATTACAACGATGTTAAAACACCAGGGGCCGAAGAAAATGCTTTAGATAAAAGACCTCACCTAGGTTTACCTAGTAAATTTAAAAGAATTGAAAAAAAGATTCCTAGATAACATATGTTTCCTCAAACAATTCCTATGTTTGCTAAATGTTTTTACATTAACAAGATTGACATAAACTCACATAAAATCTTAAAAGGTATAACTGAAAAATTTATACCATCTTCGGACGGAACTAATACCGATCTTAGTCAAACATCTATTGATAAAAATGTTTTAAACAAAACAAAATGGAAAACATTAAAAAATTTAATAATGAAAGAACTTAAAATATATACTGAAAATATTTTAGAATACGACAATAAATTTAAAATGACTACGTCTTGGTTTACAAGTTCTGGTCCTGCAAAAGAGTCTGAGTATCATTGTCATAAGAACTCTATGATAAGTTGTTGTTTGTATATTCAATGTGATCAAGACTCAGGAAATATATCTTTTATGAATTATAAACAAGACGATATGTTTCAATTAAAACCAAAAAAATTTAACATGTACAATAATGATAGTTATGAAATCATACCGCAACAAGGTATGATCCTATTTTTTCCTAGTCAAATTTATCATAAAATATTAACAAATAAATCTAATTTAATTAGGTATTCTCTAGCATGTAACTTTGTACCTACAGGAGATATTTATTATAAAGACACGGATAGCTATTTAAAGATATGAAAGATTTTCCTATTATAAGAATAAAAGATTTTTATGATTTTAAAAAAGGTGAACATGCAAAAGTTCGACGTAGTATAATAGGTCAAATAAAACGAGCTAAATGGGACAATAATTATGTTATTGAAAAAGACAATTTTGCAAAAAAATTATATAAAAAATTTTTAGAAACGGCTCAAGAACATTTAACTCCTTTTACCCTTCGTTCAAACAATAAAGATAATTGTTATGCTGTAGCTTCTAATAAAGACTTTATACCCTCTGTTAATTGGCATAATCACATAATGACCTCAACTATTAACTCTGTTTATTATTTTCACATACCAAAAGATATGAAAGGTGGAGACATAGAATTTAAAAGTAGAAGAAAAGATATATTAAAAGTGACGCCTAAAACAAATGAATTATATATATTTCCATCTTGGTTGTGGCATAACCCTATAAATGTAGAGTCAAAAGAATTAAGAATATCTATAAATATGGAAATCTGCACCATGGAAAAAGTTGGAGACATCTTTAAACCGCTAGAAATCTACGATAAATCTGCTATAATCTAACCTTAAAACAGGTTTTTTTATGCTACAAAAATTAGGCTTTGCCCCAGGATTTAATAAACAAGTAACGGAAACCGGAGCCGAAGCGCAATGGTTTGATGGTGATAACGTACGTTTTAGGTATGGTTCACCTGAGAAAATAGGTGGTTGGGAACAATTAGGGGTCAGTAAATTAACTGGTGCCGCTAGAGCTATTCATCATTGGGACGATAACTCAGGTATTAAATACGCTGCTATTGGCACAAATAAAATTTTATACGTATATTCTGGGGGTACATATTATGACATACACCCTATTAGAACTACTTTAACAGGAGCTAATTTTACCAGCACAGGTGGGTCGCCTACTGTCACTGTAACTTGCACCGGGTCTCATGGATTATTAGAGGACGGTATTGTTTTATTTGATAGTGTAACAGGTTTATCGGGTTCTACTTTTACCGATGCAACTTTTGAAGATCAAAAGTTTATGGTTACTTCTGTGCCTACATCTACGACATTTACAATTACTATGGATGTTAACGAGACAGGCACTCCGTTAACAACTGCAGGGTCAGCTTCTGTCTTATGTTATTATAACGTAGGGCCATCACAACAACTAGGTGGTTTTGGTTGGGGTACGGGTCTTTGGTCAGGGACTGCATTAGGACCAGCAACGAGCACTCTTGCAACTGCCATAACAGATCTGACTACGACTGATATTGTATTAGCCAGCACTGCAGCTTTTCCATCAACTGGAGAAGTAAGAATTGGAACGGAAGATATAAGTTTTACAGCTAACAATACCACAACCAATACTCTAAGCGGAGGAGCTCGAGGTGTTAATGGAACGACTAAAGCTACTCACAGTGGAGGTGCTACGGTTACCAATATATCTGATTTTGTAGCTTGGGGTGAAGCTTCTTCTGCCGACTTTACAATCGACCCAGGACTTTGGATATTAGATAACTATGGTACAAAATTAATTGCATTAATATATAATGGTGCTTGTTTTGAATGGGACGCGGCAGCAGCCGGATCTACTAGTACAAGAGCCACTCTTTTACCTAATGCACCAACTGCATCAAGGCATGTTTTAGTATCTACACCCGACAGACACTTAGTATTTTTTGGTACAGAAACAACTGTAGGAAGTGCCAGTACTCAAGACGATATGTTTATTAGGTTTTCTTCTCAGGAAAGTATTGATCAAACAGACTCATACACAGTCAGAGCTAACAATACCGCAGGTACACAAAGACTTGCCGATGGTTCAAGAATTATGGGAGCTATCAAAGGTAGGGATGCTATTTATGTATGGACCGATACTGCACTATTTCTTATGAAGTTTGTGGGTCAACCGTTTACTTTCTCTTTTGAACAGGTAGGAACTAACTGTGGACTTGTAGGAAAAAATGCTTGTATAGAGGTAGATGGTTCTGCTTATTGGATGTCAGAAAATGGATTTTTTACATATGATGGTCAATTAAAATCAATGCCGTGCTTAGTTGAAGACTTTGTTTATGATGATATAAACCTAGTTTCTAGGGACCTTATTAATGCAGGACTAAATAATCTATTTGGTGAAATAAATTGGTTTTATTGCACAACAAACTCTAATCAAATTAACAGGGTAGTCACTTACAATTATTTAGACTCAACACCCAAGAGACCTATATGGACAACAGGCACTTTACCTAGAGCAGCATGGCAAGACTCTGCTGTATTCGAACGACCTCATGCTACCTACTATGATCCTAGCAGCAACAACTCTTACGATGTTACTGGTAATACGGACGGATGTACTATATACTATCAACAGGAAACAGGGACCGATCAAGTAGATGCCGGTGGTGTAATCACTGCTGTTATTGCTAATATCTCTTCTGGTGATTTTGATATTACACAAAGAAGAGCCGCAACTGGTCAAACACTTGGTGCGCCAGACTTGAGAGGTGATGGAGAATTTATAATGAGAATAAGCAGATTTATACCAGACTTTATAGATCAAACAGGTAATACGGCAATTAAATTTAAAACGAGGATTTATCCAAATAGTGCACAAGTTACGAATACTTTTTCTTGTGATTCTACAACAACTAAAAAAGATATAAGAGTAAGAGCCAGACAGATTGCTCTTGAGGTTGCTAACACTGCAGCCGGTGAAGATTGGAAGTTGGGTACATTTAGATTAGACATACACCCAGGAGGTAGAAGATAATGGCTACTGATAAAAAAATGAAATACGAAGATCAAAGACTAACTAAAAAAGTTAAGCCTGCAAAACAAGGTGGAGGGATGAACTATCTTGGTAAACAAGAAACTGTAACTGTTCCTAAAAAATGGTTATCAGATCCAGATCACGTAGTAGCTGAATTAGCTTACATCACTCCAAGAGAACAAAAAATTTTATTAGATGCAAACATTTACGGATCATTAAAAGGCAAACCAAATAAAGGACCAGGTGGTATTATGTCATTACAAGGTGACCTTGGTGGTTATGATGCTAGTCCAGGTGGACCAAATGATTCAGGTGGCGGTGGTGG